TGTTGGAGCTGAAGTGTAACCAGAACCAGCAGTTACAATTACGATACCAGTAATTTCACCACCAACTATTGTAGCAGTACCAGTTGCAGTAACACCACCAGCAACTTGAGGTGCTGAGAATGTTACAGTTGCAGTTACATATCCAGAACCTGGACTAGTGACTGTAGCAGCAGTAACACCACCACCAGATAAACGAGCAATACCAGTAATTTGATTACCACCATCAATATCAGGTGCGCTGAAAGAAACAGCTGGAACTGATGTGTAACCAGAACCAGAATTGGTTACAGTGATAGTATTTAATGTACCAGAAGTTCTAGCAACAGCGTTTCTGTGTGTTACAGTATCAATACGAGTTACTAGTAGATTATTTGTATAAGATAAAAAGTTTGCTGCAGTAAAGAATGATTGAGCAGTACCATCAACTGGTTTACCAAAGCGACGAACCAAATCATTTTCTGAAGTGATTGTAACTGGATCCATAACTGGACCCCATTGGAATGTACCAGCAAAAGCACCAGCAGAAGTCGAAACTGCTGGAACGATTGAAGTAAAGTCTTTTTCTACGACTGCAACGCCAGGACTAAGTTGGAAAGGCATTGTAAATTCTCCTTAATTACATTTACATGTTATTTTGTTTTGCTTCGAGGAGCACTTGAAAGCACTAATTTATTTATTGAAAAGTCATTTTCAGAAGTTCAATGGTGGCTTTTCTCTTGTATCGCCATTATCTAGGAAACCAAATGGAGTCAATTCATCTTCCATGGCTTGAATCTTTTTCTCATACATAAGTTGTCTAAGGTTTACATTATTTAGTTCTTTAAAATAACTCGTTGCTGTCAACCATGAGAATAAAACTAGGGTCATTACTAAGTCATCATGATATCCATCGTCTGCAGCATAAGAACCCTTTGTTTCAATAAACGTTGAAATCTCTGAAATTATATCAGCGTCTTGAATAATCATTTTATTTTCTTCAAGTAACGATTTAAAGTTATGGCACCCAGTGCGTTTAACCTTTTTATCAGTTGTAACACCAAGTTGTGTTTTACCACCACCAAAACCACCTGAAACTGTCTGAATAGCTGTAGTTCTATTAACGAATATTAAGTTTTCATACTCCAATTCGTTATGTAGAATGTACGGAACTTGTTCGCTTGAATTTGTTTCAACCAACACATACGCTTCATTAAATTTAGTTGCAACTTGATGTATTACGTTTGGATATAATAAAGGACTGATGTTATTATTTCTATATTTTCCAACTAACTTATATGGAGTTTCTGTGATATCCATAATTGTGAATGCAGAATAGTCACCACCAACACCCTTTGCCGTATCAGCAACGATAACATAAATGTGGCTTTCAATAGGATGTTCATAAATATCAAGACCATCCTTACTAAACACAGGAACAGCCAATGACATTCTTGCGATAGTATCTGCATTTATTAATGTTAAACTAGAACCAAGGAATTTACATAGTACTTCTTGATTATATTTTAAATCACCGAGCATAGCTTTCTGTTCATTCGCCCATTTCTCATCGCGACCTGGAATTTTCCAATAAGGAATGAATAATGGAACAAATCCATTTCTATTATTTTCAGCGTCATTCCAGAATTTCCAGAAATGATTATATCCGAGTGGCGTTGAACTTAATAAAATCTTTGTCGTCTCACCAGCAGAAATAGTTGGATAAACTGAAGTGAAAAATTGTTCAGCGACAGTGTTTGGTATAATGGCAGCTTCGTCAACATATAGTAAGTTAACAGACTTACCACGAATACCAGAAGCAGAAGTTGCAGCAGTGAATACCTTTGATCCGTTTTCTAATTCAATGTCACCTTTGTTCCAAGTAGTAACACCTTGTTGTAACCAATTAGGTAAGTGTTCATACATAGTTTGATAACGATCTAAAACTTCTCGAGCAGCTGTAGCTTTATTTGCTAGAATCGCTACGTTTTTGTTATCTTGGAATAAAGTATACCATAAAATGTAGGCAGCTGAAGTAGTAGTCTTACCTTGCTGACGACCCTCCATAAGAATAACCCTACGATTCTCATGAATCACTTTTACCTTTTCTTTTTGACACTCATATAACTTAAATGGAACTAAACCATGATCTAGTGATACGATTTTACAATAATTTTCAATGAAATAAATTGGGTCTTGAGAACACAATAAGTATTCTTGAACTTGTTCTGGAGTAAACTGAACGCTGACATTAGCAGCTTTCAAATTCACATTAGCATTATATACTTTTTGATTCATTAGAAATTATCTTGCCAGTTTTCGTTAGAGACTGTAGCAGTTGTTGGGTCACCTTCTGCCACATAAGTTCTATTTGGATTAACAAATGTTTCGTCTTGACCAATATTTGCTGCAACCTGAGTGATAACACCCTGATTACTTGTTGGTCCAAATAAGTTTGTCTTTAGTGTGAAGTTTAACGTATGAGTCACAAATCTACGAAGTTGAAAATCGCCATCATAGTCGTCTTGTACTGTTATACTGTTTAAAATGACTGGAACATCAAGTACTAAATTCATGTCGTCAATAGTTTTAATTGACAATGTGTATTCTGGAGTGAACGTTGGAAGAATCTGTTCGATGATTTGAAGACCATCTTCTTGTGTTTTTGTTAGAACGTAAAGAGATATGTCAATGTTATATGGAACTGGAGTATATAATGTGTTCATTGATGTTGTACCGACACCACAAGTTATCTTGTTCATGCGATTAACTTTACGAGAAGGATCATACGAATAACCAGTAATCTCAAAAGACATTCTTGGTAAAGTTGTATATGTATTACCTTCAAGAGTTGGGTCTGAATCTATACGAACTAACCATTTTTCTTTTGGTGCGTATGCTAATGGAACTTGTACACGTTGTATTGTAGTTCCATTTACAGAATCGCCTTCTTTGCGATCTATGTATATGCTACTAAACAATCTACCAAAAGATACGATTGTTTTTCGAATAACACCGTGATAAAATACTTGATTATTTAACATTAAACTACATCCCCAAACGGATTATTCTCATTGAATAAAATATTTTCTGATTCTTCTTTAAATTTGTTGTTATCACCAAACGAATCTGGTTTATCTATATTTGTTGATATTGTGCATGTTGCGATGGCACCAATTCCACCACCACCGATAAAATCAATAATAGGTGCAACTTGATATCCTGTTCCTGGATTTGTTAGTGTTATACTTACTACCTTACCAGCATTAGCACCAGTACCAAGTGTTGCTGTAGCTGCAGCACCAGAACCAGAACTTGATGTGAACGTCACGACAGGTGCAGATGTATATCCAGAACCAGAACTACTTAATGTTAATCCAGTTATTTCACCAAAACCACTTCTTGTTGTATTAGTTGAGAATGTTTTTAATGTTTCGAATACATCAACTTCTGCTATTCCAGTATCAATACGTTCAGAAGCATATTGGAATAATTCAACTTGAAGTTTGTAAACATATAATTTACCAAGTTGATAGAATGGGTCTTGATGTGTGACAAATTTAATTTCAAACAATCCTTTAGTCAATGGAAAGTAAATTAAATCTCCCTCATTTGGTCGATTAGGTAGAGTTGTTACACCATATCTACCAACAAATTGTTCCCATCTACGGCGAGCAACTACCAATGTAGCTGATTGCTCCATCATTAAACCAAACTTTTGAATAAATGCACCTTGACCAGAAAAAGAATCTACATTCTCAAAATACATTTCAATAGGAAAAGCTGTTTTAAATTGAGATAAACGATCTTCTCCTAGGATCTCATCCTTAGAAACAAGAGTTCTTGGAATGTACATAACCTCATTACCATACATACGCAAAGATTCAATAATTAAATCTTCAACTAGGTATTGTTCGTTACGAGTACCATGAGAAAAGTATACGTTTGTTGTTGTCATATTATCCTAAGAAAAAGTCAAGAGGAGCTGATTTATGCATTAAATCATCTTCCAATTCTTTTATTTCTCCGATTGCTTCGTCATAAAGAGCATTACCATCTAACGTCACGCCACCTGGAAGTTGAATTCCAGAAAACTTTTTAATGTTTACTGCCCATTGTCTTTTAAATAGAGCAGTAACATAGTGCTTCAACCAAGGATCGCCCCAAACTTTCGTGTATTCTGCTGGATCTAAAACACGATAACATTCAAACACAATGATAGATCCTTCTTTTAATTCAGTTTCCCAATCGCAATCAATGAATAATTTTCCTTGTAAACGATTGAATCTAAATCCTTGTTGTCCATTTAATTCCATATCCAATAAAGCGATATGACTCATTACTGTGGTATAGTAAATGATTGAAGTGGATGTTAGATCATATAAATCATGAAGACGAAGTTGATATTGAATATCAAACATGTTTTTTGATGATTGTGTTTGCGTCACTGGAATGACACGATAAATCCCATAAACTAATTCTGGGATAGTGATATATCTATTCGTAAGATCAGTGGAGGTTACTGTATGTTTCATGTAAACTTTTTCAACACCATCGTAGTGGTATTGTCTCCAATACTCAAGTGCTTCAGTTAGTCGATCTTCTAATTGATCATCGTCAACGTTGATCTCTAATACTGGAGCACCAAGAGCTCTTAGAGCATATTGTTTTAAACTTTCTCTTGAATCAACAGCCATTTTATTTTCCTAATTGAGCTTTAAGTGTATCAACTTCAGCTTTAAGTTCTTGAACTGCTTTAACTAAAACAGAAACCATTTGCGCATAATTCAATGTTTTAATACCATCTTCTTGGATTCCAACAAATTCTGGAATAATTTGTTCAACTTCTTGGGCAATAAAACCAATCTCAGGTTTTTCGTTCTTAATATATTTAACAGAACGTAATTGCATAACACTATCTAAACCATAACTACTGTTAACAACATCAGTCTTTAATCTGACGTCAGAAGAAACTTGGTGTGCAGAAGCATAAAGAGTTCCGTGGTATGAATTTCCAGATCCATCTCGAGCAACTAAAGTAGAAA